ATAGGTATCCTCGTAATCCTATTCATTGTTATCCTGACCCTGCTGGTGTCCAGCGTAAAACAAGTGCCAATGGAAATACGGATATTCGATTGCTTGAGCAAGCCGGATTTACCGTGCGTTACCATAGACAGCACGCCCAAGTCAAAGACAGAATAAACGCGGCAAATAGTTTATTCTTTAAGAGAGAAGATGGCTCAACAAGATTCTTAATTGATCCTAAATGCAAGAATACAATTAAGAGTTTGCAAAACTTTTCATACAAAGAAGGAACACAGATTCCAGACAAAGACAGTGGATGGGATCACGCATTTGATGCATTGACTTATCCTATAGAGTTTTTGTTCCCGATAACAAAGAAAATAGAGCAAAAATCGCCCCAAAGATTCGGGCATGCCCTAGCAACATAATAAATATACAGATACGGAGAACCCGATGGCAGAAATTACATTACAACAAGCATATCAACGAGCGATATCAACAAATTATCTATACACTAGAAATAAGAATCGCTGGCAGTTCTTAATGGATTCGTACCAAGGTGGCGAAGAATATCGTCAGGGCGGATACCTACAAAGATATGCTTTAGAAAGTGACAAAGAGTATGGCAAGCGTCTTGCTACTACTCCCTTAGACAATCAAGTGCGTGGACTTGTCAGTCTTTACATAAGTTTCTTATTCCGTGAACAACCCAAGCGTGAATTAGATTTACTAGAAGAACATCCAATGGTAAAAAGCCTATTGGAAGATGCTGACTTAGATGGCCGCAGTCTAAATGCATTTATGAAAGATGTTGCCACTTGGAGTAGTGTATTTGGACATGTATGGATCTGTGTGGCCAAGCCCAATGTTGGAGCAACAAGTCTAGCAGAAGAATTAGCACAAGATGTTCGCCCTTATCTAAGTTTATATATTCCATTGGCAGTCACTGACTGGACATGGGAGCGTCAACCAAATGGTAGTTATGCTCTAAGTTATATTAAGTTGTTAGAAGAAGTCAATGACACAGAAAGTCGCATTGTTGAATGGACTAAAGAAACAATTACTACCACAGTCATCAACACAAAAAATAATGAAGCAACAGCAAACAGCATTGAACCAAATGGACTAGGCCGTTTGCCTTTTATCTGTGCTTATGCAGAGCGTGGCGTAGTTCGTGGACTAGGCTCAAGTCTAATTGAAGACATTGCTGACCAACAGCGTATGATTTACAATGAACTCAGCGAAGTCTATGACAGTATTCGTTTAGACACACATCCAAGTTTAGTTGCCACAGGCGAAACCAATGTTGAAGGAGCAGCCGCTGGCCAAGTTATTACAATGCCAGAGAACATGGATCCTCAGTTGAAGCCATATGTTCTACAGTTCCAAGGCGGCCAAATATCCAGCATCTATGACAGTATCAATAATCGCAAAAAGATGATTGACAGTATGGGTAATGTTGGAGCAGTTCGTGCCACAGAAACTCGCAGTATGAGTGGCATTGCCATTGAAACTGAATTCCAATTGCTGAATGCACGCCTATCAAGTATAGCAGACAATTTAGAACTTGCTGAAGAACAGATTTGGCAAGAACTTTGTCAGTACCTGGGTACTCCATGGCAGGGTGAAATTGATTATCCAGATAACTTTGCATTGCACAACACCACTAATGAATTAGACCAATTGTCTAAAATGAAATCATTGTCAACAAGACCAGAAGTACAAACTGAAATTGATTATCGTATTGCTGAAATGTTGGACATTGAAATCATTGAAGCAGAAAATCCACAGTATGTAGAAACAAGTGTGGATGGCCAAAATTGTCCTATCGCTACGCAAGACATTGCTGTTAATTTGGCAAATAGACAAAAAGCAATTGACACAGCAAATTATGGTCCATTGAATCCTCAATTACCTAACACAGTATTTTGGGCCAAGAAGGCAGACATGTGGAACATAGATCCTGCAACAGCAAAACAAAGTCTGTGTGGCAATTGTAGTTTCTTCAATCAAACTTCAAAAATATTAAACTGTATTGACCAAGGATTGTCAGCAGGCGGAGCAACAGGCGACGAATGGGATTCAATTGGTAATGGTCAGTTAGGCTATTGCGAAGCATTTGACTTTAAGTGTAAATCAACTAGAACCTGTGATGCATGGGTTACAGGTGGCCCGATAGTTACCTAAATTAAAAAAATAACACTGTCATGCTCAGTACATGGGAAATGATAGTAAATACTATTAGAATGAACAAATCATTCACAATTTAACTCCTAGAGAGGTGATGCAACAATGACAGAAAATTCATTGGCTAATACAGAGGCAACTGAAGCCGCTGACCAAACAAATGCTCAGGCAACAAAGACTTTCACGCAAGATGAAGTGAATGCAATCGTAGCAAGAACTAAAACTCAATTAGAGAAAAAGTTCGAAAGCAAGTTTGCTGAACTAGGCGATCCTGAAGAACTTAAAAATATTGTCAGTCAATACAATAAGCAACAGGAAGAACAAGCCATCAAGCGTGGTCAGTTTGAAAAGGTTCTACAAGATGTAGTATCTAAGAAAGATTTGGAAATCCAAAAGCGTGATAGAATGATTGAAGAATTCAAATTGAATACTCCTATCCTTGATGCGGCTGCAAGATTTCGTGCTGTAGCACCCGAACAAGTTAAGATGTTAGTTAGAAATAATGTGCGTCTTGGTCAAGAAGGTGAGCCCGAAGTAGTAGACCGTGAAGGTAAGGTAAGGTATGATGACAGTGGTCGTCCTTTGTCAGTTGATTCTTTAGTACAAGAATTTCTACAACAAAATCCACATTTTGTTCAACCAACACCTAGTACCACTGCTGCTCGTAGCAGTGTAGGTGGTAAAGTAGAAAAACTAGATGTCACTAAGTTGGATATGTCAAATCCTGAACACAGAAAGATGTACGCAGAATATAGAAAATCTGTGGGCATCAAGTGATAAAAAATTAAAGGATATTAAAAATGGCTGGATCCACTTCCGCAACATTAAACGACCTATTGCCTAGCATCGTAGCAGAAGCAATGTTTGTCGCACAAGAACGCAGTATCATGCGTGGTCTTGTAAAGAATTATTCCTTGGCTCCAGGTCAAGGTAAGACTGTTACTGTTCCTCGTTACCCAGTACAAAGTGCTGCCGCTGTAACTGAAGGTGACGAAGTTAGCAACACAGCAGTTTCTACTGATGGTGCAACTCTAACAGTTACAACTGCCGCAATCCGTACTTTAGTTACAGATTTGTCAGTTGCTGCTAGTTCCAGCAATGTTGTTGCTGACCTAGGTCAATTGTTCGGTAATGCTCTTGCTCGTAAAATTGACACAGACCTATTGGCTTTATTCGGTGGCTTTACTGCTACTGTTGGTGATGCCGCTACAAGTTTAAGTGCTGCCACAATCGCTAAAGCCGTTGCTAAATTGCGCGGTGCTGGCGTTCCTGCTGATGCACTTGCTTGCGTTATCAGCCCATGGGTTGCTTATGACCTAAAGGCAAACTTGACAAACACATTTGCTAACCCAAATGCTGGCGTTGTTCAAAATGCTGCTATGGCTGAAGGTTATGTTGGTATGCTATTTGGCGTGCCAGTATTTGAAAGTGCTAACATTGCTAACACCGGTACTGCTGGTGACTATGTTGGTGGTGTTTTCCACCGTGATTCCTTAGGCTTGGCTACTATTGGTAACATCAATATTGAAACTCAGCGTCGTGCTTCCTTCTTGGGCACAGATGTTGTTGCTAGCGCACACTATGGCGTTGGTGCAATATATGACGGTTACGGTGTCGGTGTTATTGCTGACAGTTCTATTCTTTAATCTTTGAAAGGACCCTACAGTGGCATTTAATTATAACAATTCAACTTTCGTGAGTTTCGCAGTCTATGCGGATGTCACTGCGAGGGACCAACGATTTTTTGAAGCCAATGAAGGCTTTACAAGCACAGCAGTTGAAGTTCTTTTGGCACAGGCCAGTCAGCGTATCTTAACACAAATTAAGCAAACTGATTGGTATCGCCTAGGTGCATTTGCCAACGATAGTACATTGAAGAATGATGTTAGGTTAGTTCCTAATGTCAATCCAGATAACATTCGTAGCAAAGAGCAAGAGTTCAAAGACTTAAACATATACTTCGCCATGAGCGAGTATCTGCTACCAAAAGTGGCAGACTTTGGCAATGAAAACAGTGCCGAAGTTGTGAAGATTAAGTTTTATAGAGACGCTTATCATGCACTGTTCAAAGAAGTAATTGAGTCAGGTGATTGGTATGATTTCTCCGGCAATGGTGTAATCAGTACTGATGAGAAAAAGCCTAACACAATTAACCGCGTAAGGACAAGATAATGAGAACAGAAATACTCGCCTACTTGACAGCAAACCTAACTGGTTCCATAAAAACTAGCCAAGAGTTGCCTTTTGATCAAGGAGGTCAACCTCTCTATCTTAAAAATATGCGTAAAGTTTATGTTGATGAAAGTTACACAGAGCAAACGGAATTAATTCCTTTGTTAAGTGATGATGACATCAATCAAAACATAATCTATGTGCGAGCATATCTAGCAACGGATGCAAAAAATCGTAACACTGATTTAGATAGCGCATTGACTGTAATGGCCAATGCAAAGTTAGCAAACACAATTACAGGTTCTTTTAGAAAAGAATTTGACTATACTACAACCATAGACAACGATGTGTTGCTTTATGAATTTGAGTATAGATTTCACACAATAGCATAAGGAAAAGCAAATGGCTTATATTAACGCAACAACAGCGGTTAATCGTGTCAAACTTGTTTTAATGAAGTATGATGCTACTGCCCACAGTACACTATCAGGAAGCGATTTCTATAGTGCTGTTGACAGTTCCACAGGCGCATTAACACTAGTTTCAGGTGCGATGTTAGTTCCCGCTCTGCAAGACATCACTATCAACAACGCAAACGGTTCTTTCCGTTGGCAACAACTTGACCAAAGTGGTGAGAATGTTATCACTACTGTTTCTACAAACAGTCTAAGTGGTAACTTCGTATTGGATCCTACAACATTCTTTGGAACAACTCCAGGAACCAATACAACAATCGTAACCGGCGGTATCTTCGGTTACAGTAATGCTCGTATTCAAGTAGCATTCATGGTTGCACCTAGCGGTGCAACTACAGGTCAAACACCTGACAACTACTTGCTAATGGGCACTGGATTCATTTCTGCACTAGCCCCAACAGTTAGTGCAACAAGTCCAGTATGGGTAAGTCCATTGACAATTGAAGTCAACGGAGACTTTACTCTAGAAGGTATTGCTTAATTTAACAGTTAAACAATAGCAAACATTAACCCGCTTCGGCGGGTTTCTGTTTTTACTAAATACAGATGTCCAGGAGACAAGATATGATTTTTGATAAACTCAGCAATGAGGATCTTTACAAGAGCATGGAAGCAGAAGCCGCAAAGGCAATTGCCGAAATCAAATGTGCTCGTAAAGATTTGGAGCAAGCAGACGCTCGCTTACGCTTTTTACTAAGCGTTATTCACCACATGAAAGATAGGATGTAAAGATGGCATTAAAACTAACACAACTGGCTAGCAAGCCGCAACTAATTAAAATCACTGTAGACAGTAAAGAAATCGTTGAGAAATACGAGGACAGTCTAGAGTTTTGGATTATGGATCGTCAGCCTATAGACCAATTCATCAAAATGGCAACCTTGGGTGCCGAGAACTATGGCGAGATGATTAAAATGGTAAATGAACTTGTTCTTGATGAACAAGGTAATCGTGCAGTCAAAGAAGGCGAAGCATTGCCCAACGATGTCATGTTGGCAGTCATTGGAGCAGTGGTAGATCGCTTGGGAAAGTAACACAAGAGCAACTTAAGGAAGAGAGTGTAGAACTATCAATGGTAATGTTAATAGACACAATAGCAGAACGATATGGTCTATTGCCCAGTGAAGTTCTCACTCGTGCAAATACTTTTGATGTGTTCATTGCTGATGCTGCCATAGGTTATAGAAATACCTTACAGGACCGAGCAATGAATCCAGATAAAGTGCCCGATTACAAACAAGAAGAATTGTTGGAGATATTAAAAAATGCCAAGAGTTGATTTAAGAGACTTCAGCAAACAAATGGATCGTTTGGGCCAAGCATTTGACACTTTACCTGAGTTTGCTCTTGATAGTTTTAGAAAACACACGCCTGTAGCCACTGGCAATGCTCGTCGCAACACAGTGCTACAAGGCAATTCAGTGGTTGCTGATTATCCATACTCACAACGACTAGAAGATAACTGGAGTAAGCAAACACGAGGACAAGGTATGGTTGCTCCAACAGAAAAAGATATCCAAAAAGAAATGGATCGCAGATTGAAAGGAATCTAATATGGCCAGTAATATTCGCGTAGTATTAGAGATAGACAATAAAAAGTACATTAGTGATGTTAAGGCCGCTGAAAATGCCACTACTGCTTTTGCTCGCAGTGCCGAAACTAATCTAGGTAAATCGGCATTAAGTTTTGATGTATTAGGCAGAAAAATTGCAGGACTTAGAACATTATTAGTTGGTCTAACATTTGGTGCTGTAGGTCGCAGTGCTTTAGAAATGGCAGATCAATTACAAGACCTAAGTAACAGCAGCGGTATTGCTGTAGGTAGATTACTTGAGTTGAAGAAAGCATTGACTGTTGCAGGTGGTGAAGCAGATATGATGCCACAGGCTGTTAATGCTTTCCTTCGCAGTGTTGATGAAGCCGCAAATGGTAGTATAGCGGCACAAAACGCTTTTATGAAACTAGGAGTAAGTCTTGGCGACCTGGGCAAATTAGATGAACGAGAGTTATTGTTAAAGACTCTCAAAGGCATTGCTGACTTACCCACAGCCACAGAGCGTGCAACAGCAATGATGTCAAACTTTGGTAAAAGTTTCAAAACTGTTGATCCACAAGAATTATATGACAAATTAATATCAACAGCCGGTAGTGCAGACAAGTACGCCGAAAGTATTAAACGAGCCGCTGAATTAAATGATCAACTTGCCACAGCACAGGGCAATCTTAAGT